CGCCGATGATGGCCGAGGTCTGTTGCGCAGCGTCCGCGACCTTGGCCACTCCACAGGCGACGATCACCGCCTTGGCACGCTGATAGATCGCCTGGCACGCTTTGGTGATCGCCGCATCCGGGCCCCAGGCGGCAATGGCTTCGCGCTCGCTGGTGATCAGCAGCAGGTCATTGGCCTTGGCGCTGACGCCCGGGCCTTCGGTGAAGGTGTCCACCAGGCCGATGATCGAGGACGTGGGCAGCGCGATGGTGCGTGCGCCGGTGTCCACGTTGGTGACGGTGACGCCGTGGAAAAAGCTCATAGAGTCTCCAGAAATGACAAGGCCCCGCTGAGCGAGGCCGTAGGTGGAACGGGCGCCGAAGCGCTGGAATGAAAACGCCCCGACAGTGCGGGGCGTTTATGGGGTCAGGCTGGGCAGCCATTCGGGCGCCGGCGGTCGATGTTCGATGAGCGGGAATTCGCCGGATTCGGGCCAGCCACGTAGAGCCCGGCGATAGGCTTGGAGCTGACTGTACTGCTCTGCGGTCAGGGTAGTAGCAGCGCCGTCCTCCAGTTCGTCGCGGTGCCGAGTTACAACGCCGTCCGTTTCATTTAATCGCTGATCCCGCCATGCCCGTTCAACGGCGGCAAGGTCCTCAGCGCTCGGTAGCGGTGGTTCGGTAAGCACTGGGAAGCCGTCCTTGCCCCAATCAATGACCAAGCCCGCTGCCTGACCTGCCATTAACTCAGCATGCCTTTCAGCGGCGATTTCGACGACATCCTTCGGCATAGACATGTGAATGGTTGAGTCGTAGAAACTGCGAGTGGATTTCGAACTGAACATAGACCCTCCTCAATTTCCTAGGGCGATGAAGAAACCACCAAGTCCGGCAGTCGGCCCCCCTGTTGTGCTCGTCATTGCCGTGGCTTTGATTCCGTTTGTGCCCTTGTCTACCAAGGAAAACACTGTCGCTCCTCCGTTTCCGAGAATTGCCGCACTCAAGCAGGCATTAGGGAACGCAATGTAATAGACAGCGTTCCAGTTACCCATTGCTCCTCCTGCCGACACAGCACTCCCCCATTGCAGAATTAGCCCCCCAGGCAGTCTCTGATAACCAGCTGGTGCTAACGATGCAGCAAAGCTGGCGGCGTGCTTAAGCATCGCTACACCCGAGGCGATCCATTGCGTGCCGTTGCTCACCAGCGATACAGACTCGCCATCGTTCACGATGATGCTCGATGCGGGCGCAAGCGCACTGTTCAGAAAAATAGTGTCAGTACCCTGGCGCAGAATCGAACACGACAAAGACGATGCACCAATGTCGATTACAGATCCGACCGGCACACTGTCTAGCAGTGGCAGGGTCAAACTGTTACAGGCTCCGAACACATTGATATGAGCATTGACTTGCGACGCCTGGATCACCTGCCCAGCTGTGCCGTAGCTGTAAGCCCGACCGAATCCACCGATAGCTCGCTGCACAAACTCCGTCGTGGCCAGGGTCTTACTGGCGTCGAACTGCGCCGCAGTCGGAGCGGCGGGCGCCCCGGTAAACGCTGGCGAGTTGATCGGCGCCAGGCCCTGGGTCACGCCCTTGAACGCCAGCGCCGTAGTGCCCAGTACAATCGGCCCATCTGTGGACAGCAACCACAAGGTATCGGCGCTGACGTTACCTTGCTCGACTGCCACCAGCAGGCCGGGGGTGACCTTGGCGCTGGTATCTGCATCAGCGGCCCGCTTCCAGATCTCGGCCGTGAGGTAGATCCCGTTGTCCTTGGCCTGGGCCTGGTCCTTCACCAGCACCCGCGAGCCCAAAGGCACCGGGACCCCGTCAATGGTCGGAGTCCCGGCCAGCTGAATCGGCCCCGTGGTCGCCACCAATACCGATGCCTTGGCGTCCTGCCGGTTGACCGCATCGGCAATCGAGTCATCGACATATTGCCGGGTGGCCAGCACCACGGCCGGGTCGATTTTCAGCACCACGCTGGCCGCACTGGACACGATGAAGTTCATGCGCACGACCTGGGTTCGGCCGAAGCGTCATACAGGCCAATCTCACGAATCCACCAGCCCCCCTCGTCGGCCGGGATGATCTGCTCGGCGACAATGATGTTCGGGTTTGCCGGGTCTACCGACAGCTTGTTCAGTGGCCGGCGCCGGCGCTCGTTGATCAGTCGAGTTTGCGCCCGGTCGGGGATTGGGTCGGTGCCGTTGGCATCCCCCACCCCCATCTCTGTGAGCTTCCAGGGTATGCCCAAGGCGTCGGCGTTGGCTTGCTTGGCCTCACCAGCCGCCGTAAGAATTGCGAAGAACTGACTGTTCGGGTCAATCATGGGTAGGTGTCCAGGTAGTCGATTGAATGTTCATGCCCAGGGGCGCCGATGTAGCAAGTCAGGGCAATGGCCCCAACGGCGGGCGGATAAACGTCGACGCTGTCGGTTGAGTCCTCGCGGCCGGTGTTGCCGAGGATGCCGATCGTGACGATGTCGCGTAGCACGGGCGGATACACGTCGATTTCGTCGCCGAGGCTCAGCGCCACACCGAGATTCAGTGCGCCCTTGGTTTCAAGGCTGATCGCCAGGCCGGTCAGGTGCCTGGTGACCGGCTTGGCATCGTCGATCAGGCGTTCCAGCTCGCGATACATCTCCTCAGTGATCCCGGTTTCGAGAACACCGACCTTCAGGGCGAAGGTCCCGGGCACGCCCTGGGGCACGGTGTTGAACCACTCGATGATCTCGATCAGGTAACCCAAGGGCTCCACCACCCGCCGCAGCGCACCGATGGTGCCCTTGCGTGCATGGATGAAAAACGAGGCTTTGATGGCGCTGCGCTTGACCGGCTCCGACCAGTTCGGGTCCCAGCGGTCCACCGACCAGGCCCACGCCAACTGTGAGAGCAGGTGCGCCGGACAGGTGTCGGGGTTGTAAAGCGTGCGCAGGATACTGGCCGTGTCCTGGGTGTTGACCGCCTCCAGGCCGCGCTCCAGCGCCGTGCTGTTGATGGGGAGTAGGCTCGGCATGTCAGGTCCCCAGCTTGATGCTGTAGCCCGTGCAATACGCCGCTTGGGCTTGGGTCGGGGCCAGGTCCTGCCAACCCAGCAATTCCACCCGGGCCACACCTGCGACATGCAATTGCGCATCGATAGCCGAACGGGCGACCTCGACGCCCAATCGCTTGCGCGGGTTCATCCAGGCTTTGAACCTGCGTTCTGCCTCCACCAGCGCGGCATCACTTTCCGGGCCTGGGCCTTTCATGTGCAACACCGCATCCACGCGGTAGCGCAACACCTGGGCACTCTGCACAGTGACCCGATCCGCCACCGGCCGCACGTCGTCATCATTGACGGCCCGGGCAACAGCAGCGAGCAGTTCAGGTCCAGCGGTGCCGTCGCCCTCCAGGCTCAGCACCGACACGGTGACGCAGGCCGGGGCCGGGCTTTCTGCCGATGCATCCGCCACCAGCGCCGAGGCACTGCGGGCGTGTAGGATGTAGCTGTTGCGCGGCCCGGCGGTGGTCAGCCCCTCGTAAGCCAGCTGGACGCGCTCGCGCAAGGCGTCGTCGGACTCCTTGACCTCCTCCAGCGGCGGCACAGCGAGGGGATCTCCGGGCTGGATCACCAACCGGGCCAACTTTACGTTGGCCGCCAGGTGATCCAAATCAGAGCCCTTGGCGTGGGCCAGTAGCAACGCCTTGGCCGCGTCGTTGATCCGCGCCCGCATCTGCATGTCGCCATACGCCACCAGCTCCAGTTGCTTGACGACCGGGTCACTCTCGAGCGCGGCGCTCCAATTCTCCCCCATCGCCAGGCGGAACAGCGCCAGCTTGCGCTGGTACAACTCTTCATAGTCCAGATCAGTTGAAAGCTGATCTGGCCACCCACTACCGCCACCACCTGCACACGTTCCAGCTTCAAGCGCGGCTCCCAGCGCAACAGCGCCCGGGCCACCTCGGCCTGGACGGCGCTTTTCCAGCCGCCGGTGACGGGCAAGTCGACGTAGCGGCGCAGGTCGCTGCCGTACTCCGGACGCATCCGCCGGCTGCCCAGCGGCGTGGTCAGGATGTCCTCGATGGACTGCCGCACATGCTCAAGGCCCGACAGNCTGGCCCTGCTTCACCGGCAGTTGACGGCCGTCCGGTAGGATCAGCACGCGGGAGGTATAGAGGGTGTCGCGGAACACCGAAGCGCCGGGCGCTGCCGGCTCCCCGCCGGTTTGCTCGGCGGG